TCAATTTATCATACCAAGGACCAACAACATCATCTCCTACAGAAACAACCTTATCTGGATTCTTTTGCAGTCTCTTTAGCCACTTGTACTTAGCACCTTTCTTCATGGATTCACAAAGTTCTTCAGATTCAGTCTCGTTCACTGAATCTGTTTGTAGATCACGAATTGCATCTTCAATAACTGGTTTACCATTATTATCTGGTTCAGGATAGATTCTACTGATGTTCATCCAATTCAAACCAATTGCATCTGCAACATCTTGGCGAACTCCAACTATAAAGACACGTTCACGTTTTTGTGGAACACCATGATACCATGCATTCAAAACTTTATGAGTCATAACATATCCTTGATCCTCATAAGCTTTCAGCATCATATCAAGATAACCTCTAGCATAGTCCATAGTCAAACCCTTGACATTCTCACAGACTACAACTTTTGGTTTGAGTTCTCCGACCAAGCGAACTTGATCAAAAGTCAGATCCTCAATGTTTTTCTGTTTCCAACCATAAGCCATCTTTTCTTTTCCCCAGCCCTTTTGTTTGGTTCCAGACATGGAAAAAGGTGGGCAAGGTGGACTACCATCTAATATATCAATATCAACATTCCCAATGATATCTCTGATTTGTTGACCCTCTACATTACGAATGTCATCAACAATAACAGGAGTATCTGGGAAGTTTGCATTGTAGGTATCAGCATGAATCTGCTGAAATTCATTGACACAGAGGATATCACCCCCTGCAAGTTTGTAGCCACAAGAAGAGCCACCACCACCAGCAAAGAATGATACTACGTTGAAGAGTTTTCGATCTGAGGACTGTTTCAGTTCATCTAGTGTGTACTGAAAATATTTACTTGAATTTGGCATTCGACATTATCTCCACTAAACAAGCCATTAGATTAATTTCTTGATCTCCCACAAAGGCAGACTTGTACTGATAGTTTGCAATCACCAAAATAATCGCAGGGATTGAATTAGGATCACATTTTTCGTACAATTTATCATATATCTTACGATACACCTTTTGAGGGTCATTGTCAAGATTATTCACCACCCAAGAGCGAACTGATTTGAAGTTCTTTGCCTTGAGTGATTCAACCAATTCATTCATATTGGTATCACTAATATTTAGCAAGATACCAGAGTCGATCTTTCCAGATACAGAATATCTCTGGAGCTCGTTTAGAACTCTACGAAAATCTGGAAAGTGTTTCATGATCAGTTCTGCAACTACCTTTGGATCAGATTCAACTCCTTCTCCTTCGAGAATGGAATTACACCTATCCATGAAGTCAGCACACATCTGCTGTTGATCAGATGCAGAATAATCTATGACTGCACACCTTGAATGAATCGGTTCGATAATCCGATTCTTGAAATTACAAGTGAAGATAAAAGAGCAATTGGAAGAGAACTTTTCTATAAATCCTCTCATTGCAGGCTGGACAGAATCTGGCGTCATGTAGTCAGCCTCATCTATGATGACAACTTTTCTACCACCAGACATGGAAACGGAACTACAGTATTGTGTAAGTTTATTACGAAGAGTTTCAATTAATCGACCTTCATCAGATCCATTGATCATCAAATAGTCACAATTTAGTTCCTTACACAATACTATAGCTGCAGAAGTTTTACCAGTGCCGGCACTTCCACTGAGAATAAGATTTGGTATCTTATCCCCTCCAATAATTTCTCTGAAGGTATTCTTGATACCTTCAGGTAAAATCAAATCTTCAACTGTAGAGGGGCGATACCTCTCCACCCATAATATATCTTTATTCATCAGCCTCCGTATGTGGAAGATGACTCAGTAGCAATCCAGTATTGGAGTTGGTTTTGTGAGAATTTTGCAATTCCCTTAGAAGAAATTTCAACATCATAGTCGCCAGGGACCATCTTGAAATTTTCGATTTTGAACACGAACCTAAATGTCTTATCTGTACTCTCATCTAGGTTGACATGGAAAGTGTCAGAGGAATCATTCTGAGAATCCATCGCTCTGACTGTCATTGGAGATCCACTCTCAACAACGATCTCAGGAGTACCAAGAACATTTCCAGCTTTCATAACTCTGGATAATGAGTCTTGACTCAGCTTGAACCTGACTTCTGGATCTGGGACAGTAATGTTGTTTTCTGGTGGAGTTACAATCATTGAAGGATCACAATAAACATAGTTCAGACTATTTCTATCATTTCCGATTCTAACAGATTTTTCTCCAAACTCAAAGTCTGGATTATCGAAAAGGGATATTGCACCCAAGAATCTATTCACCTCATAGATAGCAAAATCTTGAGGGAATGTAGTTTCCACTTCTGCTTGTGCAAGAATATTTTTCTGGACTGATACAGTCCTCAAGGTATTCCCAGCCTTGACTTCAATAGACATATTAATATCACTGAAGTTCTTCAGTGTGTTCAATGTATCTTTATTTATTTTCATAATCTATCTTCCTATTTGGAAATCGGTTTTCATGGATGCTCAATGCGATAATACCATAGTGGATGACCTTGAGCAAATCATCCTTATTAAATCCATTCTTCTTACCATAACGCTGGGCATACTTAATAATATTACCTAGGGCAAACCCTTCACCATGCCCAGCGTCTATGATAAACTCCGTAGATTGGATTTTACCAGAAGAGTAATGTTGGCCATACGTGCCGTCAATATACTCTTTGAGTTCTTTCAGGATCTCTCCTTCATTGAATTTATATTCAATCATATTAATAAATACTCCTTCTGAAAATCTAAAAACTCATCACTAAGTTCAAACGGAAATTCAGTGACGTACTTACCATTGTTACTATCCCACAGCTTGGTAATTCCAGCTGCTTCGTAACGATTTTCGGTAGGGACTCTAAGTCGCAAAGTTCCTCCAGTGGTTTCATCATTTATTGTAAAGTCCTTAAAACGATTGTTTTCTTCAACTGTAGAAACTACAGTTTGTGATGCAGTCAAACATTCCTTGACATAAGCAGAAAAATTGTCTTCAAACAATTCCTCATACTTTGCAATTACAAAGGTTCCCCATGTTTGTCCAGACAAAACATGATCGGCAGTAGTAAGTTTCTTCTTTTCTTCTTTATCTAAAAGAGGGTCATTAAGAATATCTTTTGCGGCTTTTGTCATGAAACCAGAAGGTTTAGTTAAGAGATGTTCGTAAAAATCTCTGGTCATCGGACGGCGTGATTCTAAATCATCCCAGCGATTACCGAAAAAAGGACAGTTGAGATTTGCTCTTATGTCATTCCAACTTGTAAGAAACCTCTTACCCTGTTTGGATGTTATACCATGCAATTTGATAATCTCATAAAATTCCTCTATCGTATAATCACTCATAAGAAGTCTCCACATCAAGTTTCCAAGAATCTGATTCGTACTGTTTAGGAAAGTTCAAAGTAATCGAACCTACATTTCCGTTCTCGTAAGCCTCAACAAAAGGTTTTACAATGGAATACAAAAATTCAGGACTCATTTCTTTAACAAGACGTTCACGTTCTTTATTGAGATGTTCTAAATCTACAGTGTCATTAATCTTGTAAACTACATTAGAATTATTACCATCAACAAGTCTACCGAACAGAGCATTAAGAATACGAGCATTGTTAAAGATATTATCACCAACAGCAAGATTTAGTTGTTGGTCAACATTCTTTCCATTGGTTTCGGTAGCATACTCACTTGCAATCTTTTTAGGACTGAGAGGGCGGTGAGCATCAATCTTGATGCCCATCTTTTGTTGAACAGCTTCAAAAATAATACGTTTATCAGAATTAGACTTTTTGAATTTCTTGATATAACTTTGAAGATTATCAAGATCAATATGGCCTTGTCTCAAACCATGAAGAGTAGAATTGATCAAATCTTCATTTGTAGACACTTTCTTTTCAAAGGTATCAGCCATCTGGTTCTCCAGAACATTGTAATCAAACTCTGCTTTAGCATCATCAAACGCACACAGAGCAACCCACATATATTCTTGATCTTCACCAATATGTCCTTCAAGACGATGATGACCAGCAATAAGTTCACCTTTCTCATTCACAACAGGGGGAACGAAAGCAAATCCACGATAATTACCAGACCTAATAACCTTTTCAATATTAGTAACATCGCCCTGAAGGATAGCGTTTGCACGAGCAGGGTTTTTAAAGTCATGAATTACATCAGATACCTTGATGTAAATGAACTTTATGAATCGCATACCTTCTGATGAGTAAGGAAGAACCCCTACTTCAGCAAGGTTTTTTTCGACTTCTTTGTACTCAAACGGATAACTCATAATAAAATTTCAAAAGGGTTTTCATTTGAGAGAGGGATTCATTTCCCTCTCTCACTCACTTGACTATACTATCTCAAATTTTTGGGTCAATGTCAAGTAAAAAATCATTCAGATACA